CTTGCGCCAATGTTTCTTGAAAAATTCGTCGGCGAATTTGCCCGCCGTCTCCCGCAGTTCGGTTACGGACTTGGCGATGTCGGCCAGGGCGGCTTCCTGCATTCGGGCTTCTTTTGGGTTGGCTGCCAGAAAATCGGCACGTGCGTTTGATAGTTCAGTGGTCATTCGTTTCTCCTTGATTAAAATTTTGGTAAAGGCCTTCCATCTGACATGCACGGAACATCTCTAGCGACATGGTCTATGATAACGCTTTCCAGAATGGTTTTAACGCGCTTGTTGTGCCAATTGATAAAAGCAACTGTGTTGCTGATTATTTCGCCTTCTTGATGTTCCGAGGAACTGCGAAATACTAAATCGCACATCTCTTCGCGTGAAATGACCGGCGAAGTTATTGAAACGGTTGTCCAATTGGTTACGAGTTCTCCCGTAATATCAGTGCACCACACGGAATCAATGTCGCGTTGATTAAAAAACCAGACTTCACCACCATTCGTAATTGACATATCGTGGCAGTACACTGCTATTACATCAGACGCCCTAACGGTGACGTTGGTGCAACTCAGAAGAAGATATTCTCCATAGTTTGTCCCATTTTCATCATCAGCATTTACTAGAATCGACCCTATAGATAGGGCGACTGCCAATGCAATACTTTGAACAAGTTTAGTGGTCATACAGATTCATGGTTTACAAATTTTGAATATTCACTTTTGCGTTTATGGTTTTCGATTGCAGCCAATTTCATTTTCTCCCGGCTCTCCGGCGATCTCAAATCTCTTGGCAACGGCAATTTAATGCCCATCTCATTTAACTGTCCAAGGGCCGATTGCACTTCTTTGTCCACCGCCTGTTTGGTGATCCGCTTGTAACGTTGGTCGGGATTCCCTTTTTGACAGAGTGCACGGGCAAATCCAGCTATGGTGTATCCGCCGTATAAATCCTTAATCCACGGGAACATTTCAGACAGGATAAAAAAGCGAGCGAACAATTTCTTGCCGTGACAGCCTTTCCAGAACCAACGGTAAATACTTTTGGAATGAAGCATCGCAAGGTTCGGGTCGTGGTTGACCGAGCCGTTACGACAGAACCCGCTTTCCATGGCGAACTCCAACATTTCTTCAACCACTTCATCTTTTTTATCGTCCGGGACATCGAGGACATCACCGAAGTTGTGCCGGAAAGATTCGATAACCGCCGCGCGTGAATCGTCGGCTGATGCTTCGCATTCGACCGAATCAAAAGGTTCTTCCATGCCTGTGGATTTGAAAATACCATGCGCTCTTTCTTTTAGTCAACTAGATGTTCGACATTCATACGCTAGCAGTTCGGACAGTCTTTCCTCAGCCTCTTGACGCGTGATTATTTTTCCTTCGTATTTGCGAGCGCAATCAATCCCAAGTCGGATGCTTATGTTTTGGGCCATGCCTCGCATTTGAGTTTCATTTTCTGCTCCGGTTCCAGAAGCAGCAACGCTTTTGTTTTAACATACGTCAGCACGGCATTGGCGCAATCCTGTGTTATATTCTGAATCATCCCTTCCATGCTTCGCACATCACCGCGACCGCCAACGTATGACTGAATGTAATCATAGAGGCTTTGGACTTCCAGAATCATGGTCAATGGCTTGTATTTTATCACCAGCCGTGATCCAGGTTGCGGGTTTTGGGTTACCGGACAACAGCGAGGCAAAAGGAGAATATGTTTTTCGACCGTGTGCCGACAGCGTTTTTCGTTCCGCTGAGTATGAAGCTTGAATTGACACTTAGATTTCATAAAGCGGACGCAGTTTTTTCAATCCACGTTTTATGAGCGTAATTCTTTTTGTTAATTCTTGCATTAGCCGCGATTGCTTCAAACCGCTTTGCAAAGCCGGTCATGTCGCACTCTGATTCGGGTTTATGTCTGACTTTACAGGCTGGAAACATTGGGTTGCTGTCCGGTTTTTCGCCGGAATCTCCGCTCAAGGTTTTGCCTGCTGGAACGTTGTCCTGTGATTGAACGACAGCAACAGGGACGACCGCCGCCCCGCCGAATGAGGTATCTGCTGTTGCAGTTTTAATCCTATGGGCGGATTTCTCACAGCGGTCAAAAGTAGATGCCGGAGCGACAGGAGCAACTTCCGCTGTCCCGCTGCCCTCAGTTTCCAAAGGGCTAGTTAGCAGTCGCTCCGGCAAAATCTCGTAATCCACTTTATACCCGTCGTCAAGCCACGTAATCCCGAACATTCGCAGTTCGCCTTTCTTCTGGCGGTCGCCCCACGGTATTAAATCACGCTTGGCTATTGTGGTTGTCATTGTATTCCTCAGCAATTTTCTTAATGTAATTGCGACCGGCTTGTTGAGCCTCACCGCTCTTTTGCCACGCCTTTTTATCGACCAATTTTGCAATTGCATCAGATACTAATTTGGCGAGTCGCTTTGGTTCAATTGCATCTAGCTCCCATGAAGATCGACCAAACTTTTTAATGTAGCTATTCGAACGGCTGTCCGTAAGTTTTGCCGGATTTTCCGGCGACTTGAACTTTTTTATCTGGTCCATATTCAGCGCCAAACGTTGCACTTCATGCAATCCTTCTGATTCGTGCAAGCCAAGATTCTGATTCAGAAATAATTTGAAACGGTCATCAACATCCCGCGTCATGTCTATTCCACTCGGGTCATGGTCTCCCAAATACAGAATGTAAAGGCCTTTACCTTGTTCTGCCCTGCGTAAATATCGGCGGCTTGCTTCGTACATGGCAGAGGATGATGAGTATCCTTTATTCGCCGTAAATGGCACATCCCATTGCTTACAGACTGGGATTAACACTCCTTCGAGAGCCTGTTTTTCTACCATGACTTCTATGTAATTGGGTTGTGTCCCCCATCGGTCGATCCGATATTGACCAGAACATGTCTCCAGAATATCAGCCGGCGATGTCCAATGAGGATTGCTAATCATTTCGCGTCCCCGGTCTTTAATCATGTCCCAATCAATACGACCAGCCAAACGAGCATCACTAATGATGCTCCCGAGGTTTTTATAGCTTCTTTCAGTATTTTCAATAAGGTTTCTGCTGACGAACTGATAATACAGTTGCCGTAAACTCAGGTCATAGCCGTCTTTGGCATATTCATCTAAAATCTCATTAGCGGTTCGGATTATTGTCTCCGCAGCAGAACCGAAACGTTTTTCTATAAATTTTTCTTTCATCTCACTAAATGTATCGCCAACAGGACGGCCAAAACAATTGCCACCTGGAGGGCGAGTTTAAGTTTTTCTCTCTTGTAACGCGGAACAGAATGAACCGCTCGCGCAGTGTCAACCTTGGGAGTTGTCCTTCTTTGCGTGAAATAAATATTCTCGTCATTTTGGCTTAAAGGTTCTGGCCAGCCATTGTGCCAGCGGATACGGAATTTTGGCAATTTCGGCGGAGGCTTGTTTACGCTTGGAGGATTTTGAGGAATACAATCGACCCATCGTGTTTTTGCCCAACGGCTCTACGTTCGGCGTGAAGCCTTTTACGCCATCTGTTTGCGTTGGCACTTTTACTCCCGCATCGCACAGCCTTTTTACTTCTCGCTCATCCCATCGGCGGGGGGAGTTGTTGCCGGGAAGTTTCGTGCCGTTTTGCAGTCCTGCAATCCGCGTGAAATCCTGTCCGCGTTTCGTTTGGTCTGACCAGTTCATGCCGGCGGTTTTTCTGCCTTCGCCACGAGGTGCTGTCATCCATGTTGAACGGCTCGCGTCTTTTGGATACGGAGCGCACTTGAACATCTTAGCCGGTATGGGCATCAATGCTGGCACATCGCCCCAAAGGTGAAAGCTTCCAAAGTTCCAGCGCGACCGCCCAACCCATCGCTGTGCCCCGCGAACATTTTCAACTATTATTGGCACGTAACGGCCAGCCGCTTCGGACACTTCACGCTGAATCCGAAAGCATTGATTGAACAGGTCATTTAGCTCGGCCAGCAATTTCCCGCTCTTGTCGTCCAGAATCTTTTGCATCTGTTGTTTGGCCCGCTTCCATGGCATAGCGAAATAGCTATAGCGTTGACAGTTGTGAACAACGCGGCAATCGGCGATGTAGGAATTATCTTCTTCAACCTCTATGTTGAATACGGGAATGGCCATTCTGCCTTTTGATATAGTTCTAACGAATCCCCAGGTCAAAGTTCCGTTCCGGTGATTCTTTGGGACATGGCGAGTGGAGCGGTTGCTCCAAACGACCGTCCATGTATCGCGTTGATTAACGGTTCTTCCTTCGATAACGCAAGTTTTTGAACGTTTTGTAAAATAGACGGAAGTGGTACAACCCAACGATTCTGCCAATAATCGAATCCCAAAACAAAGAGCCTTGCTTACAGTGGAAGCAGTATTTACAAAACTCCGACCGTTCAACTTAACATGACCATCTGATGAAAGGTAGCCTTGCAGCAACGCCTCTCTCCAAGATCGCGGCATCCCAAATGCCCAACAAGGAATAGTTTTAAGGTGGGCGTATTTATTAAAAGTGACATCGAACCAGTGTGCCAACTGGCCCGACCATGTTTCGAACCTGCATGTTGTTTTTTGTTTACTGCATGACCAATTTAGTTCGCCGTTTTTATTCCGTCTTTTTTTGGCCGGATTAATTGGGGCAATACTCTCAAGTCGCTGTTTCAATTCTTCTTTTTCCCGATAAGCACAGCAGATAATAACTGCCCCTGTATTGCCCCGTGTCCGTGTCCATCCATCTCCAAGCCAGCGACCAACCATCCACCAAAAATCCGGAGATGAACCTATATTGTGTGGTGGCATAGGGATTTCCAATTGCGGGACAGCGTTAGGAGTCGCCCAATGCGAGCCGGCAATCTGAGACATTGGTGTCCAAGTCGGATCGCTGTCCGGCATTTTTATATTGTTTGGCTTTTTACTGCGTTTATTCCAAAACGTTTTCCATTTTCCCATTTTGCGGGCATAGACCGGATGTTCCGCTGTGGCCTCCAATGGTCCTCCTTGGCCTTTAGCAATGACAGTATCGTCGGTGTGACACATTATGGCTTTGACCCGTTGCCAGCGGTTCGTATGCGTCAATACCTCATCTCCTAATTTGATTTCAGAAATTGGTACAAGACCGCGTTTAGCTAAAATTAGAGTCTCGGCAGGAAAGCATGGCGGCGACGCAACTATCACGGCAGGCGCGCCGTATTGCTTTACCAGTTCAGCACCGGAGATTGAGCGAACATCACGCAAGACCAGTTCGCAGTTGTCCGGCATTTGT